CGAACGAACGACCCACACAGTGTTGACGTGGAAGGACCCACGCGCGTCATCGCGCGGTCGCCATCGCTTTGTCGAGCGCAGCGCTGAGCAGATCGTTGAAGTTGCGGGCGACGATCTTCTCGCCGATGTCTTGAATGGGGAAGCGACCTGTGTATCGCGGTGCTGCTGATGCTGCGATGAAGTAGGGGAACAGCTGCTCTCGTGATCGGCGATAGATGCCAGGTGGTCTGCTGCCGCCCTTTGGTGTGCCGACAAAGAAGCCGCCGCGTTTGTTGGTGGTGCTCAGTCCTTTGCTGATGGATCGCAGGGTCGCGAGGCTGACGTTGCCTGCGTCTGTGGTCTTGACCAGGGAGGTGGGTACCAGGGCTGTGCCAGGTGGCAGTGTGCCGTCGTTGTCAGCGCCAGCAAAGTAACGCTCAAAGCCTTTGGCTACACGTGGCCCGCCTTGGATGCCATAGCGGAGGTAGCGGGCACGGTTGCGGCCCTCTTGGTTATTGGCGAAGACGTAGGCGGTGAGGGTGGTCTTCTTGGCCTTCTCAACCAGGAACGCGGTCTGGGTGAACTTGACGGGCCCTTGGAAGTATTGCTTGGTTGCGCCATTGAGCGATTGCCTGGCCTTGAAGGCCACGTCATTCAGCGCGACGGACGTGGCAAAGGGCAGCTGCTTAGCGACGGCCGCAGACCATCGCGACGCCTGCTGCAGGCCCTGCTGATCGATCTCAAGGGTGATGGCCATGGCTTCACCGTAGGCAAGCGAAATGAATCGGGGGCTTCTCACTGCGAATGACAAGCAACCCACCATCAACACGATGCACGTGAAAACGCCTCAGTGATTCGCGTGCGTGTCGCGTGATGTAGGCGCGGATGACTTGCTCACTGCGGCCAGTGATGTCCGTTCCATCGTGCATCGGGATGAGGAATGATTTTCCAGCGGTGAGCGTGGCCAGTGGCCAGTCTGGTTTTGGGTAGGACTTTCTACCTACCCAGACCATGCGCCCATCAACCTCATGAAAAGCACCCATCAGAGCAAGATTGCAATACAGCAACACTCTAGGGGCTTACTGTCAACCTGCCAACCTTGGCAACCTTGCCCCTATAGACAGGATTTCTGCCCTTCCCTCCCTTTTCCTTTAAATAAAACCAAGGTTAGAAGGTTAGTAAGGTTAGTAGAGGGACTGCCCTGCAATGGATCTCAGCCTGCCAACCTTTCCGCTGAGGTTGGAAGGAATACCCATCTGGAGCGTCCGTCGATCCATTGGCGCTGTTTGGCAAAGCCGAGCTCGCGCATGATTGATGCGACCTGCATCTGATCGGCGCGGCTTTGGCGCTCCACTGGTTTGCTGATTGCTTCGGTCAGCAGCAGCTCGCTGGTGATGGGTCGACCGTCATTGCGGGGTGCGTTGACCCATTCCTGGATGGCAGCCTTCCATGGGCTATCGACGAGATAGGACTCGTTCTCGTGATCGACCTGTGCGCTGTGCTCGCGTGATAGGTGGTTGGGTTCGCCTGCCCGGTATGCGTGCACCGCTGCGCTCCAGATGGCGTCACGTTCCAGCAGCAGGCCATCCACGGGGATGTGCGGGGCGGCTGTAACGGGTATTACCCAGAAGCGGCGGTTTCCGGTGTCGTCGACCAGGAAGCCGGTGTCGCGGTTGGTGGAGCCGACGATGATGGATCGACGTGGGTATGCCTCTGTTGTGCGTTGGTACGGTGCGCGAAACATGTCCGTCTGTTGGGTGAGGAAGGCCTTCACCTGGCCGGCGTGCTTGCGGCCGGTGATGTGATCGAGCTCGGCCCATTCCATGAGCCACGAGCGGTGCAGCACCATCAGGTCATCCTTTGAGCCGATATCGCGCAGGGCATCGCTGAACCAGAGACCGCCGAGGTTGCGCCAGAAGGTGGACTTACCGCAGCCCTGGGGGCCCATAAGCACGCAGGCTGAGTCGTGCTTGCAACCGGGCTCGAAGATGCGGCGCACAGCGGCCACGAGCGTCGCCTTGAGCATGGCGTCGTAGAGGCTGCCGATCTGATCACCGGGCCGTAGGTAGGCGGTTGCTAGGTGGTCGATTGGGATGGGTGGGATGTGATCGGCTACATGCTCGAGATATTCGCGGACAGGATCGTATGGGTTCTCAAGTGCAACGACGTGGACGGCATCGGCTGCTAGGTCTTTGGTGACCTTGACGCCTTGCTGTGAGAGCGCGAGGTAGAAGTGCTCGATGTGCTCGAGGGGTTGCTGATCCAGCTCGATGGTCTTGGTGAAGAGGTTCCACCTGAGGCGGTCAGCCATCTGCTGACGCAGCAGGGCGAGGAGCTCATTGGATTCGAGCTTGAGCAGTTTGCCGTTATGGCTTGGCGTAGGGTTTGATGCGCCATCTGGTGCATGGACGGATGGCCGCGCGGCTGGAGACGTGCGGCTTTTCTGATGGCCTGCAAGGTGGGCGAGGGTGCCAAGGGAGACGCCACCGGCTGCGGCTGAGAAGGTGCGCCATTTGGCTTCGCAGGCGCCGGGCTCGAACTTGCCGGAGATGGTCGACCATTGGATCCAATCGGCGAGCAGTGCGTCGTCAACGCTGTGGAGTGCCATGCCGACCCGTAGCCATGCGTCGTAGTCGTCTGCGTCAGCTGCTGGCACTGATGCGAGGTAGGCGCGTGCGCGTTGGATGTCTGTATCTGGCAGCTGCAGGAGTGGGGCAGGCGCGGGCTTCTGTCGCTGCATCTGCTGCAGCAGTAGTGATGGCGCTTCTGCGATGGTGAGATCGCCGGGTGCGCGGTCTTTGAGCCAGCGGTAGGCGCCAGTCATCGGGTGAGCGCCGGCCACGACGGATTGGCAGCCAGCCCAGCGGAGCTCTAGCTGCTCGCCTTTGATGCTGCTGCGCAGCTTGGTGGTCTTGATCGTGGCCCAGAACGGTTCAGGGACCTGATAGATGATCTGCACACGGCCATCACGGCCTGATGTGACGGCCCAGGATTTCGGTAGGTCGCGGAGTGGTGCGCCGATCTGCTCGAGCACTTCAGAGGCGCCGAGGCCATCGTGATCGACGAACAGCAGGCCACCGGATTGCGGGCCAGCGATGACGCCGATTGCTACGGCACGGCCGGACTGGATCTCAGTTGTGAGATCAGCGCGGCTGATAGGGTGCTTTTGCCATTCGGGCTGATAGGGGCGCTTGTCGTTGCCGACTGCTACTAGGGCCCAGTGGTCGGGGATATTGGCGAGTTGCTCTAGGAGGTCGGCTACCACATGGACGGTGAGAGGCCGGCAGAGTTTGGCAGATAGGTTGGCAGGTTGCCAGTTATCTCAGGAGATCGTTTGCGTCTTGGATTGAGCGGGCGATCCCTGCGATGCCGCCTGACTGCTGCACGGTGCTGAGCCATGCGTGCTGCTCGGGGCGGATGCGGCCGGTTGGCGTTTTGACTTCTATCGATGTGAACACCGCCACCTGACTGCCGACCATGCCGGGGGTGATGGTGATGATGCGCCAGCCGATCAGGTCAGCTGAGCCACGGGCAAGACCGAACTGCACGGGCCGGCCGGTGCGTGGATCAGGCAGCTGGCCGACCTGATTGCGAAACAGGCGCAGATCGGAGCGGGTGCCGAGTGCTAGGCGGATGCGTTGCTGTAGATCCGTCTCAGCGTTGGCCACGTGCCTGATGGATCCGATACGCCCAGCCGGGACTGTAACCGCGTTCCTTGGCTAGGGCGAGGAGTTGCGGGAGGGTGCGGGCTGCTTGGCGTTGACGTTTGGCCCTGTCGCGTTCTGCGATGCGTTGCTGGACTGATTCGCGCTTCAGTTCTTTCAGTTCACCCATGAGTTGGCGGATGGCCCGCGATTTGACCGGCGCACACTGCGCACCACACACCGGGCACTGTGGTGCGGGCTTGAACGCGGCGTAGCACTCAGGGCATGTGCGTACGGTTTGTACGGACGTTGTACGTACAGAAACGGCGCCCTCGGCTAGCGACCATTCGCGCGGATCATCGGGGAATCCATGGCGGGTGACATTGCCCACGTGATCCAATATCAGCGCAGCATCCTTACCTGGCGCCGGGCGCAGTACGCGGCCAACCTGCTGTAGGTAGAGGCCGAGCGATTGCGTGGGCCTGAGCAGGATGGCGCAGCTGGCGGCTGGCACATCGAAACCTTCGCTCACCACGTCAACGGTGACGAGGATGCGGATCCTGGCCACGGCAAAATCAGCTACCACCTGATCGCGGGCACCAGTGCCACCCAACAACAGAGCTGCGCTAATCCCGGCCGTCTTAAATGCGTCGCACACTGAGACAGCATGGGCGACATTGCAGCAGAACGCGATGGCCTGCTGTCCAGCGGCCAGGCGCTGATAGTGCGCGATGGCATCACCGGTGACTGTTGGCCGATCCATAGCAGCTGCTGCCTGATCGTTGGCGTAGTCACCAGCGCGGCGCCTCACCACCGACAGATCAGCCACCACTGGCGGCGCGTAGATGCGGGCCGGGGATAGGAATCCCCAGAACACCAGATCAGCAACGCTGGGGCCCATCACCAGATGATCGAATGCCTTGCTGAGGCCGCGGCCATCGAGCCGGCATGGTGTGGCTGTGACGCCTAGGCGGTAAGCATCAGGCCAGTGATTCAGGATCTGGCGCCAGCTGCCAGCCGCTGCGTGGTGGGCCTCATCGATGATTACGAGCGATGGCGCCCAATCCATGCGCGATAAGCGCCGCACGAGCGTTTGCACGGATGCGATCTGCACCGCGTGATCTGATGCGGGATGGCCCGCGGCAATGATGCCGTGATCGAGCCCAGCCCATGCAAGCTTGCTGGCGGTCTGGTGGATCAGCTCGCGGCGATGCACCAGGATCAGTACGTGGCGCCCGCGTGCTGCTGCTTGTGCGGCGATGGTTGCCAGGATCACGGTTTTGCCGCCACCAGTCGGAAGGCATAGCAGCGGTGCCCTGGCGCCCTGCTGCATGGCGGAGCGCACGGCATCAATGGCGCGATCCTGATACCCCCTCAGCTGCATGGCAGGAGCTCCGCTTGCTTAGCTGCCTGCACATTGGTGAGGTTCTTCACTGCGCAGTTGAAGTAGGAGGGCTTGAGCTCAAAACCAACAAATCGGCGGCCCATCTGCAGGCTCACGTGGCCCTCGGATCCGATACCAGCAAATGGGCTGAGCACCAGATCGCCGGGATTGCTCCAGAGCTGCAGGCCGCGCCGGATCACTTCCAGTTGCAGCGGGCAAATGTGGCGTTCGTCTTCATTGGCTCGGGCGCTGCGATATTGCAGCGTGTCTGATGGGTTGATATCCATCCATACGGGGCTGGCGTAGCGCTGCCAGATGTTGATGGAATCTTTGATTGCGTCGCCTGTCTTAGCTGGTGGGTTCTCACCGGCAAACTCAGTGAACGGGCCGGCCACTGGCTCAGTGTTGTCGCCAAGCTTGCGCACGGTCACCAGATAGTCAGGGATGCCCTGACGGCTGAGTGCTGAATCCTTGCGGATCTGCTTGTGTAGCAGGCCGATTGCTTTGGTGCGCTGCATGGCGGTGACTGGATCTTTCCAGATGCACACTTCGCTATGGAAGACGAAGCCAGCGGACTGGAAGATGCGGAGCATGTCGCCGCGGAAGTCCTTAACGCCGATGAAGCCATCGCGCTCTTTGCTGCTGGGCAGATTCATGCAATGAAAGCTGATAAGCCGGCCAGGCATCATCACGCGGTGAAGCTCAGCGGCCAGGAATCCAAAGTGATCGAAGAACTCCTGTTCGGTACGGCTGTTGCCCATATCGCGGTCGCTGTTGGAGTAGGTGTAGAGCGACGCGAACGGCGGGCTGAAAATGCTGTAGTGGATCGAGTCAGAGTCCAGCTGGCGGATGCTTTCCACGCAGTCGCCCATGTACAGATCCCAGTTGTCGCCGGTTTGATGCTCGGTGATGTGTGGGGCAACTTGGCGCTGGATCTTCTTGAGTTGTTCCATGGTTGATTGCTTCATGATGGTGACCATGGATTGCGCCATGGCGATACTGTCCGCTTCCTTGCGGCGGATGTTGTCGATCACGCGGCCCTCTGCCACGTCGTAGATGATGTGAGCGTTGACGGGTTGCTGTTGCCCGAAGCGCCAGCAGCGGCGGATGGCTTGATAGAACGCCTCATAGCTGTGGCTGAGGCCAACAAATGCGACGTTGTGGCAGCGCTGGAAGTTGAGGCCAAACCCGAAGATGCTGGGTTTGCTGACTAGGACGCGGATCTTGCCGTCTTGGAAATCGATTGCAGCCTGGCGCTTGTGATCGTCTGAATCCGAGCCTGATACCTCAACAGCGCCATCGATGGCAGCGGTGAGCGCTTTGGATTCATCATTGAGATCACACCAGATCAGCCATTGCTCAGTGTTGCTGTTGGCCAGGGTGGCAGCAGCTGCAACGCGCAGATCGAGCGATGCCTTGCGCACGTGGCGTTGATCGCTGAGTGTGCGGGCCTCCATGGCGAACAGCGCCATCTGGCCGGCGTCATCAGTTGCGGCATCACGTGGTGTTTCAACCGTGCAGTCTTGGATGCAGAGATCGGGAAGGATGAATCTGCCGTCGTCGTAGCCGAGATCTGATGGCTTGCGGATGGTGACTGCCCAGCTGCAAACCCACTCCCAGAACTTGCTGACGGCATGGCCCTTGAGTCGCCACTTGCTGGTGTCGCCGCCGTCGTGGACGAAGAACATGGCCAGCATCTCGGTGCGGGTCATGACGCCGATGAACTCAGCATGATTGCCGAGCTCCATGTGATCGTTCGGCGCTGGTGTGGCGGAGCAGGCCAGGCGAAATGGCGTCTGCGCGAACGATTCGATGATCTGGTTACGGATCTTGCCGGTGTATGCCTTCAGGATGCTGGACTCATCGAGCACCACGCCTTGGAAGCTGCCAGGATCGAAGTGAGCCAGCTTCTCGTAGTTGGTGACCGTGATGCCGGGTTGCACATCGGCCTGTGTGCTGGCGAAGTGGCAGGCAATGCCGAACTTCTGGCCCTCGCGCACGGTTTGGTGTGAGACGGCAAGCGGCGCCAGGATCAGCACATTGCCGCCGGTGTGCTGATGCACCTGCGATGCCCACTCAAGCTGCATGGCGGTTTTACCCATGCCGCAATCGGCCCAGATGCAAAACCTGCCAACACGGCAGGCCATGGTGACGATGTCCCGCTGAAAGGGGAACAGCGGCGCGGTGAATGCTGATGGATCAAACCCGACTGGTGGGCAGGCGGTTGATTTGGAGGCGAGGAAGGCGGAGTAGTTCATAGGCGGATGGTCGGGCTGAGCGGCCCGCTGTGGCGCACCGTAGCGCACCTCGCGGCATCGGGTAGTATTTGCCGGTAACCCGCCACAACCTATGGACAACGCCGACTATCACGCGCATCCTGCTGTCTCAAAGTCTCACCTAGATCTCATCGCGAGATCACCGCTGCACTACTGGGCGCGATATCTGGACCCTGACCGTGTGGCACCAGAGCCCAGCCCCCAGATGCGATTGGGCACTGCGCTGCACACGCACGTGTTGGAGCTAAGCCGATGGGATGAGGAGATCGCCGTGGCTCCTGGCGATATCAACCGCCGGACTAAAGAAGGCCGCGAGCAATGGGCCGCGTTCGAGGCCAGCTCAGCCGGCAAAACCGTGATCACCGCCGACGATGCCGCGCAGGTGATGGCCATGGGCCGTGCTGTGCTGCGTCACCCTGCTGCAGCGATGCTGCTGGGGCTGCCGGGCAAGGCTGAGACCACGCACATGTGGACCGATGCCAGCACCGGGCTTGAATGCAAATGCCGGCCGGATTGGCTGACCGATGACGGCAGCATCGTGGTTGATCTCAAGACCACCAAGGACGCCAGCCCGCGAGGGTTCAAGCAAAGCGTGGCGAACTATCGCTATCACGTGCAAGCCGCTTGGTATCTGCACGGGCTTGAGCAGGCCACCGGCAATCGCCCCGATCAGTTCATCTTCATCTGCGTGGAATCAACCGCGCCGTATGCGGTGGCGGTCTATGCCGCCGATGCGGAGATGATCGAGCGGGGCCACGATCAGGCCATGCGTGATCTGGCGAAATTGGCGGTATGCCGCGCGGCTGATCACTGGCCGAGCTACAGCGAGCAGATCGAAACGCTCAGCCTGCCCGCTTGGATGACGGGCGCCACAGGCCAGCAGCAGACCACTGAGATCGAGACCTATTAATGGATCCACAATCAGCCATCACAACCCAGCCCACCGGCTCAGTGTTCTCTGGCATCCAAGCCTTCGAGGACGCTCAACGAATAGCGAAGGCTTTGGCCAGCAGCACGCTGATTCCGCCTCAGTTCCAAGGGCAACAGGGTTTTGCCAACTGCCTGGTGGCGCTTGAGATCGCGGGCCGGATGGGCATCAGCCCATTCCTGGCGATGCAGCATCTGCACGTGATCCATGGGCGGCCGTCATGGTCCAGCAGCTTCATCATTGCGATGGTGAACGGCTGCGGCCGGTTCAGCCCATTGCGGTTTGAACTGAGCGGCAGCGGTGACTCGCTTGCCTGCTATGCCGTGGCTACCGATCTCGCCAGCGGCCAGGAACTCAAGGGTCCCACCATCACGATGGCCATGGCCAAGAAAGAGGGATGGGCCACCAAGAGCGGCAGCAAGTGGCTCACGATGCCCGAGCTGATGATCCGTTACCGGGCCGCTGCGTTTTGGGGACGCTTGTATGCCAGCGACATGCTGCTGGGTATGCAGAGCCAGGAAGAGGTGGTCGACGTGGAGCCCGTCACGGTCACCGAAACCAGCGTGGCGGATCTGAATGCTGCCATCGTGCAGCCGGCGCCAGCGGCACCCGTTGCAGCACCAGTGGAGGCGGATCAGGATGAGCTCTTCTGAGTATCTGACGGCGCCACAACTGGCAAAGCGTTGGGGCTTGCACCCTGACACGCTGAAACGATGGCGGGATGCCGGCAAAGGTCCGGCATATTTCCGCACTCCCGGTTTCGTGCTCTATCCCCTGGCCGAGGTGGAGCGCTACGAACAGGCCAACACCATTAACCCCGAAAACAAATGAGCTTCAAGCTGAACCTGTCGATCTTCAAATCCACCAAACCCGACTCAAAGGTGGATTTCAGCGGAATGATGAACGTGAAGGTGGAGGAGCTTGACGCCTTCTGCGCCTTTGTGATGAGCCAGACGCCTGATCAGTACGGCTCAATTCAGGTGCCGATCAGCGGCTGGAAGAAGACCAGCAGTAAGGGATTGGCATATGTGAGCGCTGTGGCGCAGCCACCGCGTGACTGGGTGCCGCCTGTGCAGGCAGCCGCGCAGAGCTTGGCCGCTGCCACCGATGGCGTAGTGGTTGACGTGGAGCCTGATCTTTTCTAGTGCCCCATCAGCTCGCATTCGAGGCGGGCGATTTCGTTAACGGCCTGCTGCAATAGCTGTTGCTGGTAGCAGGCTTGTTTCAAAAGCGCCGCGGCCATGGTTCCGGCGTCTGGGCTGTTGAGCAGGCTGCGGGCCTGCTTTTCAATTTCAAATTGCTGCTCTGCTGTCAGCTGGACAGCCATCCACTCACCGAAGTTCATGGTGCCATAGTGGTGGTGTACACATGCACGTTAGCGAAGCTGTGAAGTGCCCCCAATGCGGCAGTGACGAAATACGCGCAACCTATACCAACGGCCACGATGCCGACCGTGTGGTGAGGCAACGCCGATGCTTGGCTTGCCAGAATCGCTGGTATACGGCGGAGCTAGCGGTGAGCTTGGCCGTGGTTGGTTGGGAGCGCAAGGAACCAAACAGCAAAAGTCTGCCGGTTCTGCGGGTCCCGGTCGAGCTGGCAGTGGGCAGCGACGCGGTGTAACGGGATGTGACTGGCCACCCTTGACGTGCACCGCGGAAGGGGCATAATGGCCACACGAGGGGAGCGGTCCACTCGCAAAAACTCAACCGCCGGCCGAACAGCGCACACGAGGCCGTAAAACCCGAGCGCAACACGGCCCGACTAAGCCCGCACTGCCGGTTGGCCCGGCACTCCAATCCACCCACACCATGAAACAGGCACTCACAAGCGACTGGGGGCCGACTCTGTACCTATGGACTGCTCAGCTCGCAGAAATCGTCGTAGCCGTGTACGTCAGCGGTCTAATGCTCGGCGCATGGCTACATCGCCTCAACGACCGCATCGCACGGATGGTCGCATCATGAACGCGATCAACAACGCCATTTGCTGCCTGATCGCCGCCAGCGTGTTCGCCATGATCGGCATTGAGTCCGGCGCACATCACAGCCCCACCCACTCGGGCACGCAGCAGGTGGTGCGCCATGACTGAACGCCGCTTTTACTTCACGATCAAAGCCGCCAACGTCTTTGAATCGATCACGGCCTGCAGCCTGACTGAGGCCAAGCTGATCGCTGCTGATACTTGGCTGGAATGGTGGTCGCAGATTGAATGGCTCAACCCTGAACAGGAGCCCAGCAATGGCTGATGTAACCGGAGCGCTGCTGCAATGGCGCACTGATGAGACTGAGCTAGGCAACTATGGCGAGGGTGTCAGTCGGCCACGGCACAATGCCCGCGTGAAAGATTTCACGGTCTTGGTGCGATTCCCGCAGGTGCGCCCCATCAAGTGGTACACCCGCGCTGAATCTAAGACCGCGGCCGCGAAATACGCCCGCAACCGCTGGCCCCATGCCATTGCTGTGGAGGTGCTGTGAACGATATCCGCCAACGGCTAGAGCAGCTGCTTAGCGATACGGGCGCCTACCGTCAGGGTCGGCAGGATGAACGCGAGCGACTTCAGCACCTGATCGATATTCGCATTGATCAGCTGCATTGCATCGCTGGCATCCGCAACCGGCAGCAGCTTTGCGCTGAGCTGCTGCAACTCCGACAAACGCTCGAACCATGAACGCCACACAGCTTGACCAGCAACGCGCCGACATGATGGACGCGCTGTACGAACGGAGTGGTCGCACGTGCGGCACCTACACCGGGCTGTGGGTAGAGTTCTGCCGCGATATTGCGGCCAACTTCCGCGACACGGATTACACCGAACTCTTGGCCCGCGTTGTTCGTGCCATGGATGCCACTGAATCGGTGATGACGCAGAAGCAAGCGCAGCAGGCCATTGAGGTGTGCCGCCAGCAGCTGCTGGGAGATAAGTGGCGATGAGCGTTGAGCTGATCCATTGCACGCCTGATGCCGAGGCGCTGATCGTGAAGATGGCCAGGGTCAGCAACCCGGCCAATGCCGATAATCAGGCGACAGCGCCAAGGCTGCTGCGGTATCTGATCCGGCATCGGCACTGGTCACCGTTTGAGATGGCCAACCTGTGCCTGAAGATCGAAACCGAACGCGACATTGCGGCGCAGATCCTGCGTCACAGGTCGTTCAGTTTCCAAGAGTTCAGCACCAGGTATGCCGAAGCGCAGCGGCCAGTGATTCCGCGGCTGCGGCGTCAAGACGTAACCAACCGGCAGAACAGCGTGGATGATCTGCCTATTGATCTGAAGATTGAGCTGTTGGATCGCATCGGTTCGTTGTACCAAGACGCCACCAAGCTCTACGGCGACATGCTGATGGCGGGCGTTGCCAAGGAAACTGCCCGCCGCATTTTGCCCCTCAGCACTCGCACCACGCTCTATATGCACGGCACGCTTCGCTCTTGGCTGCACTATTTCGTTGTGCGCTGCGGGCCAGAGACCCAGTTAGAGCACCGCGAGATCGCGCTGGCCGCGCGTGAGATCTTCACCGAGCAGTTCCCTGTCATTGCTGAGGCCGCTTTCAATGACTAATCCAATCAATCCAGATCACTACCGCCGCGGCCCAGTGGAGGCTATCGACGTGATTGAAGCTGCAATCACTGACGCGCCGCACATGGTGCCTGCCTACCTGCAGGGCCAGGCGCTGAAATATCTGCTACGCATCTGGTGCAAAGGTCACGCGCTTGAAGACGCCCGCAAATGCCGCTGGTATATCGACCGTCTGATTGCCAAACTGGAGGGATGATGCACCAGCTGCCTGGCCTCAATCTGATTGAACGCCTTGCGTTGCGGATTCTCACGCGCAGCAAGCGCACGGGTCTGGTGGTGGTGAAGCCTTACGGCTACTCATGCGTATACGTGGCAGCTGATGGCACGGATCCGGTCGCTGCGTATGTCACGGATGGGCCTGAGGAGCCGGCCAGCATGACGCTAGAGCGGATCTTCCATCAGCCGGCTTACGGGGAGGATGAATGATCAGCCTGCACGCTGGCCGTTTGCTGCTGGTGTGCAGCCGTTCTGATCGCAACTGGCACGCTCGT